TTAATCCTAATGGAATAGGAGCAGTAAATCACAAAATAAACTATTTGGAAATACGTGCAAATACGGGTAATGATTACGTATACATTTATGTAGATGTAGATAACCAAGTAAATGGCGTGTGTCAATTTGTTTACGATTACGGATATTTTATACCATAATGAATATATCTAAAACTGGAATTCAATTAATCAAAGATTTTGAAGGTCTGAGATTGAATGCCTATAAGTGTAGCGCAAATGTTGCTACAATTGGTTACGGCAGCACCTATTATCCTGACAAATCCAACGTCAAGATGGGTGATGTTTTGCGAGATAAGGATGAAGCGGAAATATTACTCATTAATACTCTTGTTGACTACGATATTTATGTATCAAAGTACACAAAATCAGTTAAGCTAACTCAATACCAGTTTGATGCTCTTGTATCTTTTGCATTTAATTGTGGTTTAGGCAACCTTAGTAAATCTACATTACTCAAGTTGGTACTTAGTAACCCAAATGACCCCAATATTGCGTTGGAATTTGCTAAATGGAATAAAGGAGGTGGTAAAGTATTGAAAGGTTTGGTAAAAAGAAGAGCGAAAGAAGCAGAACTTTATTTCAAGAAGGTCGTATAGTAGCTATGGCTATCGACCCTAAGAAATTCAAACAAATAGCTGACTTACTTATGGTGTATTGGCACTTGACAATAGGCTCATTAATATCTGTTGTTGGATTTTGGCTATTTTTCAGTAAGAAAATAGACAAAGAATCATTTGCTTATATCATTGGTGCTGTTGTTACCTTAAAATGGGTGTGGAAACCTACTGACAAAGGAGGTAACAATGGTTGATGGAATAAAAGATACTATAATTACCCATACTTTTGATAGCATCTGTGTTATTGGGGCATCATGTAGGCTACATAACCATACACACCAGCATATTGTCTATAAAAATCAAGATGTTTCCTTGATAAATACTTTGTACAATGATACGACAATGTATATTTATCAAAATCAATGGGGTCAACTGCTATATCTTGATAAAGAAATCACTAAATTTGAGCCTAAAGTTAAGGTCAATATTGAAACACCTCCAGTAATACCTTTCAGAGCATCAGATACTATCCAGCCTTGTGATGCAAAGTGGTTAATTAAGGGTGAAAAGTTTGAATTAAAACCTTATTCTATACAAAAATGTAATAATAAGATGGTTCAAGACTACTTATATAGTGATTTGTCTAACTCAATTGTAATGATGTTGATGCTATTGGCTACTTCAATATGGTTATATCGTAGTACGTTCTATTGGTTAGAAATGATACGTAAGATTAACAAGATAGTTCGTAGTTAGTCTATGTCAGCAATATACATCTTAGCCAATTCTATTGACTTGTTGTATGTAGTTTCTGACTATGAAGGGAAGATTGTGAGTTCAAATGATTTATTCAAAGAATATTCATCTCATATCAAGCCTAAAAAAGTTAGTGATATTATTACTGATGATTCTGAACTTGACGATTATGTTTTGTCAGTAAAGAGAGCAATAGAAATATCACCTAACCCAGTTCGTATTTACGCTAGAACTAAACAGAAAAATAGTGGGTTAAGATGGGTATTGTGGAATTGTTATGCTATACTTGGGTCTCTTCATTTTATTGGTTTTCAAATAACTGATGTTACAAGTATTACTTCACACGAACATGAGAAGCAGAAACAACTTCTTGAAGAGTTCAGGTTCATGCTGTCTCACGAATTAAGACAACCTTTAACCTCAGTTGCTGGTGTAGTTAAGTTGTTGCTTGATAAGGGTAATAATGTTGATGTTGAAGAGCAAAATGAACTGCTCAAAATGGTTGATGATTCTATGAAAAGACTAGATGAATCAATACACCTACTTGTAAAAAAGGCAACAAGGCAGCTATGAGAGAATGTACTTTACCAATGGATGAGGAAGAGGCTGACGAAAGACTTCTGATTGTGGTGAAGCATTATGTAACTGAGAGAGATATGCCAATATACGTTGCTAAGAATGTTCTTAGGTGCAATCTGAGAGATAAGTCTTGCTTTGAAAGTAAGTGGGAAAAATTTGTAAAGTTAATTGGAGGATATGCAGCAAAGTAAATTTGATTCAGTTGACAAAGTAATGTTTCTAATATTTGGAATCATTATGCTATTGATATTTATCCATACTTGCGGCACAAATGGTCAGTTGACAATTGACTATCGTAAGATGAAACAAGAAGTTGAAAGTTATAAGATTCAGCACCTTGCAGACTCAAGTAAATTAATAAGTCAGGCTGTTAATTACCAGTCAAATATTGATTCAAAGGATATGGCAATTAAGTTGTTAGCCATTCGCAATCCAAAAGAAGTTGTAAAGATTAAGTATAAGACTATCGTCAAGACTGAGATTAAAGTTGCAGAGCCAGTTATAATTGATTCAACAAGTTACATTAAGTTACCAGTTGAATTTTCAGATTATAGTGAATGGTATTCGATTGATGGCAAGATTGATACATTAGGAAGGCTCTTAATTGATTCAATTGTATCAAGTGGAACATTGACCTATTCGGTTGGTGATACACTCAGAGATGGTCTGTTTAATCGTTTAATCAGAAAGACTGATAGTGTAGTTAGGTTGCACATTGACAATCCTACTATGTCAATAAGTAACCTTTCCAATATCTATATCAAGAGAGAGCCTAAATGGTATCAATCAACTGCATTCAAAGTTGGTATTGGGGTATTATTGGGTATTGGCATCAGCAGCCAACTGGCAAAATAGAAAAGTTTTCTAACACAAAATGAATCAGTTACGAAATGTGACTGAAAAAAAGTGTATTTATTTTGATAGGATACTTGCAGAATCAAAAAATAGTCAGAGATTTGCGTATAATTAATTCACTCACTCACTCACTTATTCAATCGTTATGAAAATTTCAACTGCAACCCTAAAAAAAGTTTACAGAATCACAGAAACTGATAGTAAGTATATCTTCATCAACAAGTTCAATATTCACATTGAATTAAATAAGTTTGATGGTTCATTTTTAGATGCTAACATTATGAACAATGAAGAGCATCAAAAATTATTCAAAGCATTATACAACATTGCAAAATCAATCTAACCAAATCAAGGGAGACTAAGGTCTCCCTATATTTTTTCTCACTCAATTACTCAATATTATGAACTCACACAGCGTTAAAACAAAAGTAAACAATACTCTTCCTAACCACATTGTTAGAACATCTCCAGTAAGATTGAAGGAAGGTCAACACACTGAATTAGAATATCAAATTCTTTGCTGTGTTGATAAAGATAGCACTAACAAAATTATCAGAACTCTTGGAATCAACTATAATATTCCTTGCGATGCTATTCGCTTTGATAATGAGTCTTTCTACATTAGCACTGGCTTTTCACTTTCTAATTACAAATGGTAATCAATAATTCACTAACTCAATAAATCAAACAATATGAACAAAGCAATAGTATCAGCAAGGATTAATACCAAAAGTAATTTCTACAACCTAAACGGAAAATTTGTAGAAGTATTCGAAATGAAAGGACAAAGAGTAACTTGTATAATATCAATTGACGGCAGAGAGTTGAGAGTTGATTTTACCCTTTCTGAAATATCTGATTTTAGTTATAACATTCAATAATCATTTTAATCAATCAATCTAAACTTCATAAACTATGAACACATCAACTATTTTCAAACTCGCAGAAAGTAATACTTACTTTCACTATGACCATTTGAACGGCTCAATGGTATCAATTGTAACTGATGGCTGTTATAGCGGTATCTTCACACGCTGCGATTCTAATTGTGCGGTAATGGCAAGGCAGTTCCACAAAGAAGAGTATCACAATGTTCCACTTGTCTATCGTGACTATGTTGCAGTTACCTCAGATGAATATGTAGAAGCATTCGACAAAGCAATGGCTAAGTTGGAAGATGCAGCCCACATAATGTTTAAATCACTTTAATCAATAACCAATAAATTCAATTACTTATGTTACCAACTTTAAATGCTCCAGTGGGAGACGAATCAAATTACACTAACAAGATAGCACCAGTAGGTATGCATCTTGCACGTATCTATCAAATCATTGATTTAGGTACAACAGAACAAACTGGTCAGTTTGGCGGTAAAAAAAGAAAGGTTCAAATCCTTTTTGAACTACCATTAGAGACTGCTGTATTTGACCCTCAGAAAGGTGAGCAGCCTTTTTACGCTAGAAATATGTATACATTGTCAATGCATGAAAAGTCTAGCCTAAGAAAAGATGTGCATTCAATTGAGGGTAAGTCACTAACTGAGGAAGAGGCAAAGAAGTATAATGTATTTGCTTTACTTGGTAGAGAATGCATGGTAAATATCATCCACAAGCAAAGCGGTGAAAAGACCTTTGCCAATATTCAAACCATAACACCAGTTCCAAAAGGTATGGTATGCCCTCCAGCAGTTAACCCACCATTGGTATTCAGCACTCAGCAACCTGATATGAATGTCTTTAGAAGTCTACCTGAATTTGTTCAAGATAAGATTAAACAGAGTGATGAATTCATAGCTTATATGAATGCTGAAATGACTGCTAAGTATCCTAAGATTGAGGCACTACCAACTTTCACTATTGAAAAGGGTGTTAATCCAATTGACTTTGACTGGATGCAAGGAGACTCTGAAGACCCAACTAAATTACCTTTTTAATTAATCAATGGAGGGTGTAACAGCCCTCCTTAATAAATCAACTATGAAAACAGAACTTATATTAAAGATTGATTCATTGTATGAAGTAATAAATCATACAACAACTCTCAAGAGCCAACAACTAATCAATAACGCTCCAAACAAGGTCGAAGACAAACTATCATACGACATTACTGAGCATACCATCAAATTGGCAAATGATGTCGTTAAAACAATTGAATCAAGCCGAAAAGCAATAACAGCACCATTGGATGCTTATAAGAAGCAAATCATGGACTTGGAGAAAGAATCAACAGAGCCGTTCAAGAAGTATATCGAATCAGCCAAAGTAAAGATGTTAGCCTACAATGAAGAACTTGAAAGAGTTCAACGTGAGGCAAACGAAAAGTTAAGGATTGAATCAGAAAAGGCATTGGAAAATATATCTATTGAAGACTTCTCTGCATTAGCTGGTCAGCTTGTTGACCAAGCAGTTAGTATTAATACTGAGCAGCCTAAGAATATCAGAGTCACTAAGAAGGCAAGAATATGTGGTGAAGTAAACTGGTCAATGGTACTAAATGTATTGTTTGCCGCTGAATGTTTAGACTATCAAGAACTATTAGCACCATTAGCAAAGGCTATGGAGAAATGTGGTGTAGTAAAGATTGATGGTATTGAAATATACGACCACAAAACACAAGTAATTCGATGAGCAGAACTCACTATGTACCAATTAAATATTCATTTAAAAAACAATTAAAACAACTAACTATGAACACACAACTAACTATTGAAGAGACTAAGATTGCAAGGAATCACAAGTACAAATTTACCCCACATAATCATACTGAAATTATTCAGGCACTTGAAAAATATAGAAATGAATTCAATATTTTGCCAACTGATTTTTCCAAGATGGCTGGATATTGGGAAGGTCATTACAAGGCAATTTGCGATTATAGACACGCATTCTCAGAACCAAGTTACAGAAAGTATAGAGAGTTAATAATTGAGTTAAAAACTAAGGGCAAAGCAGAATTAAAGGCAGTTAACGAACAGCCTCAAAGTGTCCAATATAATTTAACTGAATTGACTGAAGAGATGTGTATCAACTTCTTAAAGGCTACTGGTAAATATAAGATAAGTAAATCAGAGGTAACTACTAACTGGGTAGAGTTATGACAAGAGACCAGTTTATTTATTTTCCAGCACTATCTTGCTCAAGGATTAAGAAGCACTACACTGGAGACATCAGTTATGCTAAGGTTGCATTAGAGTTAGGTGTTACCCTACACCACCAACTACTTGATTTGAAAGTAGAAGATATGAGCCTTGAAGCATACAATGTACATAAGGCAATTGGTAATCATCCAGTAGCAAAAAGAATAATGGATGGTGCAATCAATGAACACCCAATGGTTAAGGAAGTTCAGATTGGTAGACATACAATAGAAGGCAAGGCAATGTTTGATATTTACAATCAAAAACTTAATGTTATAGCTGACATCAAAACTACATCAGCAAAGACCTTAGACATATTCGCCTCCGACATGACTAAGCACTATAATCACATTCAGGCGGTATGGTATTCATTGATAGCTGGTATTGACCCTAAGAACTTTTATTACATTGGGGTAACTGCAAGGTCTAAAAAAATTGGCAGTACATCAGATTCAATCTTAGTCTATCGTCACAATGACCACGAGATAGCAGACGCATACAAGCTAATTACTGGGTATCTTGACACCAACATCAATGAACTCAAATCACATTTTAACTCATCCTATAAATCTTGAAGTATGAAAAGTAAATCAACAATTGAAAGTCTATTATTTATTCTCAGTAGTCATCAAAGATTAAATAGAGAATGCCCTGAAGTAATTGATATCATTGAAAATTATGTAAATATTGAAAAGATGCATATTGCATCTGCTTGGAATGATGGGTATTGGTTAGGAAAAAACGGATTCATTCTTGAGAATTATAGCAATGGTAATGAATATTATGAAAATGTTTATAATATAATCAATGAAGGCTGATATAATTGAACACATTGATTACTTGACTGGTAAGTCAATGAAATTCAAAGAGATTGAAGATAGGTATATAATAGCTGTCAATAGATGGTTTTTAGGTGGCGGTGAACTTCCATCGTCACAGATTGCTAACTACCTTGATTTAAACCATAACAAGCTAACCTTATTGATTCAGAAAAGAATATCATTAATGACTGGTGTTGAAATAAAAGATGAAGCACCAAAGATTGAAGTTATTTATACTGAAAAAGAATTAGAAAGGCTCTATCCAAAGTCATACAGATTTGACTGGAGACCAGTATATGAATTAGACTACTATCTTTACCTTGCAAATAATTCAAGAAGTCAACTTATTCATAACTACAAAATCTTTTTAAATGAATCACGAGTCAGAGATATACAAGGTCATAGCAAGGTATCTGTCAATCAAATATCCTAAACTAATATTTAGGTTTGACTTTGCCGCTGGAATGTACCTCAGTCCTTATATGGCGAATAAGCATAGGTCACAGAATCCAATTAAAGGCTACCCTGATTTATTTATTGCCTTACCTCGTGGTGGCTTTGCTGGTCTATTCATTGAAATAAAAACTGATAAGGCTAACCCATTCAAGAAGGATGGTACACTCAAAGCGAATGAGCATACAGAGAGACAAGCAGAAGTATTGAAGATGTTGAATGAAGTTGGTTATGCTGCTCTATTTTCAACTGGAGTAGATGAAACAATAAAAGTTATTGAGAGTTATATCAATCAAGAATAATTTTGTAAATTAGCACCATTCAGAGGTAGTAGCCTGAGTGTATTGTAAAACATTTCACCCTATGGTGACTGAGAGACTTTGAGTAAAATCATTGTCGCTACTACCTCAGTCTTCATAGGGTATTTTTTTATATGAAAAAATCATTCCTACTATATTGTGACTTAAAGCATACCATTGACAAATTACCAAATGAGACTGCTGGTAAGTTACTCAAGTTGATTCTTGACTATGCTAATGGAGACTTCAATGAGCCTGATGATTTATTACTTCAAGTAGTTTTTGAGCCTATCAAACAATCATTGATTAGAGACTTGGAAAAATACGATGCTAAGGTAATTCGCAACAAAGAGAATGGTTCAAAGGGTGGCAGACCTTCCAAAGAAGGTAACCCAAAAAAACCCACTGGGTTAATTCATAACCCACTCAAAGCGAAAAAAGCCGATAATGATAGTGATAATGATAATGATAGTGTAAGTGATAATGATACTGGTATAATCAAAAGTGCTAAAGCACCATCTTTCAAAAACTTCAATCATCAAGACCTTATAAATCAAATCAAACCATTGATTGATAAATATGGCAAGGACACTTGTAATGCCTTCTATTCATACTGGACAGAACCATTAGCAAATGGTAAAATAAGATTGACTGGTGAAAAGGCTTGGGATACAAATAGAAGGCTCTCAACATGGAAGCAAAGAGAAAAACAGCCCAATAATACCTTTGTAAAACAAGTTCCAGTTACCTTCAATCGTTCTTCTCAGGGTCAAAAGTACGTTGGTGATGACGTAATCTAAAAAAAATTTACATACGTATCTGTACGTATTGTAGGAAAGTTTGTACGTACAAAAAATAATTTAAAAATATTTTTAAAAATGTATTGCGTATTCAAAAAATAGTTGGAGATTTGCCTATCAATAAATCACTAATTTTTTTACTCACTTACAAAATCAAAAATATGAAAACTACAACTTACACTTACGAAACATCTGCTGGTACTAACGTAGAAACATTTACATCATCAGGTTATGTTACTCTAACTCAAAATGGATTATTCAAATATGAGCATCACTTTGGTAGTCATATGTTGAATCTACAAGAGCAAATTTTAGTTGCTGAGTTAACTAGAAGAAACATTCAATATACAAAAACAATCAACTAACCAACTAATCAATCAGGGTGGCTAACAACCACCCATTTTACTAACTCAATAAATCAAAAATTATGAGAAAATTCGCAAAGTACCAACAGAGCCTATGTCACGATTATGAATTCATTTATTCGTACAAAACCAAAGTAGCTAAGATAACTGACGATGGTATTGTTAAATTAGGCTACTGGTCTATGACAACTTCAAAGCATATCAACTATGCTGCTAACCAATTAAATATGTCTGTAAAATAATCAATATGAAAAATCCACACTACTCAGAAGTTCTAAGGTCAGAGATTGACAGAAAGAATGATTTACTTGACCAGCTAAGTGACGAACTAACAGACACTCTTTCATACCTATGCTCAAGTAAATTTCAAGGATTTGAAAACAACTACGTGAATGCTCAGGAGATGGCAAACAGAGTATTGGAAATAAGGAATCTAATATTGGCAAAATACTAATCAATCAGGGTGGCTAAACACCACCCACTTTTCTAACTGAATAAATAAACCAAGATGAACAAATCTAAAGTAAATAAAATATTAAAAGAGGTATCTCATATTTGCGATGTTTCGGCAAAGTACAGCACTAAGGTAAAAGTCAAGGACAGACCATTAATTACAAACGAACTTGATATTTATAACCTGATGAACCAATGGTATACCAATACTGAAATGTACGAACAGAGGGAAATATTTTCAGTAGTATTAATGACTCGTGCAAATCAGGTACTAGGTATTGTAAATTGTGGTGAGGGTGCATCAAACCAAGTTGTAGTGGATAAACAATATATTGCGAGACTTGCAATACTAGCGAATGCTCAAGCGGTGGTATTATGTCATAACCATCCTTCAGGAAACATTAAACCAAGTGATGCTGATATAAGGATAACAAAAGAAATTAAAGAAGGTTTGAAGCTATTTGATATAGCCTTACTTGACCATTTAATTTTAACTCAAGATAATGGTTTTACATCGTTTGCGTCTAATGGATTAATTTAATAATTAAAAAAAGTAAAATGAACAACGCATTTGAACCAATGGATAAGGAAAGTAGTAAAAAAATTCTTAGTGATTTGAAAAATATCTTGTACAAGATGGACTTCTATAAAAGAGAAAGTGGATATATAGCTGAAGATATATTAGGCAGTCTTACATTCTTTGATTCTGAGCCATCATTCGGAGGTGCATTTATCACAAGAGAGGATATTATACATTATATAAATACATTCAATGACTAACCCACAACAAGCACTTATAGGCATACTGATGACTGGTGAGACTCACCAAGAACTAATGCCTCAACTTGGTGAGCATCTCTTCAATGAGGTGCTTACCTCACGTTGCTACCAAGTAATAAAGAAAATAGTTGACAAAGGTCTTACACCTAACCTAGTGAACTTTTTTATGACTGCCAATGAATTAGATAAGTTCACTCCAAAGGAAACATCTGAGATAGTGATGTGGTCAAACAACTTGACCTATAATGAGCCAGTCAATGAATATATCGGCATCCTAAAGGACGAACATATTAAAAGGTCAATTGCCAATATACTTACTGAACAATCAATGGGTATAGTTAATACTGATGGTTTCACAACTGCAACATCAATTATTAAATCATTGACTAACCTACTTGACACTGGAAGTAACTCAGACAATATAATCAACCTTTCTGAACTTACAAACGATGAAAGAGAGTCATACTATCGTAGGGCAGCATTAACATTATCAGGTAAAACAACTGGACTTGAAACTGGATTGAAGTCACTTAATAAATTTACTGGTGGATTCCATCCTGAGTTCATCATCATAGCTGGTAGACCAAGTATGGGTAAGACTGCATTAGCATTATTTCACGGCATGAAAAGCGGTGAGGCTGGAATATATTTCAATCTTGAAATGAACAAGTCTCAGTTATGTCAGAGGTTGATATTACAAGAGGCTGGTGATAGCATCCACTCTTCAAGATTACGTGATGGTAATCTAAGTCAATCTGAACTTCAATCATTTGAAAAGACAATTGGAAGTATTGAAAATGAACCATTCCTGATATACGACAAGGCAAGGTGCGGAGTACACGAGGCAATAAGGGTAATGAAGAGGGAAAATAGAAAAGGAAGGTGTAAGTGGGCAATCATTGACTACCTTCAATTAATGACCATAGAAGGCTTCAAAGGAGGCAACAGAGAGGCTGAAGTAGCTGAGATAAGTAGAACACTCAAAGCGGCACAAAAAGAGTTAGGAATACCAATTATTGCATTGGCTCAACTTAGTCGTGAGGTAGAAAAGAGACCTGATAAAAAACCAATACTATCTGACCTACGTGAGTCAGGGTCATTGGAGCAAGATGCTGATAGTGTAGCATTCGTTTGGAGACCATCGTATTATGGATTAAACGATGATAACGGCAACCCATACACAAACCATATTTTCTACCTATTTGAGAAACATCGTCAGGGAGCAACTGGAGTAGTTGAGTTCAGGCATTCACCCAACATGACTAATTTTACAGACGTCAATACTCACGATATTGGCAGTACATTTCTTCCACAACCTAAAGACCTTAGACACTATGCAGACAAAGACTGGGATGCTCCATTCTGAGTATTTAAATTACGTAAAAAATTATAAAACTGAGCCGTTTGTTATGCTTGATGAAATGGACTTAACCTACGAGCAGTTTGAAGACTTATTCAACAATTCTTACCCATTTCGTGAGATGTGGAAAATAGAATGTGACTACAACTATTATGAGATAAGAAGTGGTAAATGCGAATATGCAAAAGTATACCACGGAAAGATACATTGCAGCAATAAGCAATGTAAAACATAATCAAATAATGCCTATATTTGCAGACTATGGAACAATTGAAGAAAGAAAATAGAGGCGGTAAGAGACTTGGTGCTGGTCACCCTTTCAAATATGGCGAAAAAACAAGCAATATAACATTTCGTATACCAACATCGCACAAAGAAATAATAAAGTCAATGGTAAAAGAATACCTTGACAAGGTCAGTAATGACTACAAAACAAGTA